GATGTTGACGCGCTTAGGACGTCCCGCACGTTCTAAGTGTCCATCTTCATACGGCTTGTCGCCGCGCTTCAGATGAAACTTAAGCATGGCAGCTGAATCACCAATCGGTGAGATAGGTGGAACACCCTGAACGACAAATGCCCTGACTAAGGACACCTGGCGTTCAGGACACATCTTGTCGGTATCGTAAGAACCGTCCAAGGTGTGCCTACCAAGCGCAGGAGAAGTAGGAGCAACTCTAGGAAAGGGAATTAACCTTTCCAGGAGTTTATCCAACATATCGACTGCCTCATAGAGACCAGCATGAAACAACTGGTTTCTTAGAGATACAGTGGATACAATCTCCCGGACGTGCGTCCGTCGGGTGGGAAGCATTTCCCTGACCTTGACAATACCAACGTCATGGCCATTGAAATACTCCTTCCCACAACTCTCTCTGAACCTGCCGGTCCAGAAAGATTTGCTTGCATTTACTACAAGACCAAAATCTTGCAGTGTAGCAACGACGGAGTGCACATGTTCTACAGGGACGACAATGTCATCCCCGTAGATGCGCACCCTACCCACAAAATCATGCAAAATGGTTTTGCGGGTGAGCGGTGTGGCTAAGTCCTTTTGAATTCCCATAAAGACCAATGTCGTGAAGACAAAGGCCTCAATAGGAAAACATAGGGCCGAACCCATAGACGCGAACTTGGCTAAGCGGATCACTCCGTAGCCAGGTACGTCAGCCTTACGTGAGCGAGTAGCATCCAAAGCCTCGGAAAACCAAGGCCAAGGGGCTGCAAGCTTTCGGACTAGCTGATTGGAAACACGATCGGACGCTTCGCTTAAATCAAGCGTTGCAAGGGAACCCGTAAGGGATCCTCGACGAGCAAGTTCCTGGTTAGGAACTTGGTCATCGAATCCGATGAGCTGAGTGAGGAGTCTATCCCTCCCAAAGCTCTCCATCAATGCTTCGTTGACCGCCTGCTGCATGTACTGCATACAGGTGGGCTCGATCGCAATGATACGAGGTGTTTTCAACGTTTTAGGAACTGTTACGACCCTGACGGGTCGTTCAGCTCCGGGTTCGAGGAATGTGATTGGCAGTGGAGTACTATCTCGATCGAGGTAGTGGCTCCAGCTTGGGAAGATGTGTTCCGAAGAATAGAACACTCTTTCCAGGCGCTCGGTCCACTCAGTCTGATAATACTTCCCGTTTCCGAGAAGCCTATCAGCTGTTGAACCGGGTCCGTGTTTGGGGACGATTGATCCTTCGTAGATCTTACGATCCACAGAGGAAAAAACGTGACCAAACAACATCCAAGCAATAGAACCAAACGCTTCCATCTCTGGATGCGTAAGGTGTTGCTCATATGTCCTCACACTCCTCTCACACTCGATGTACTTTTGTATCGCGGCGTCCACCCTTGCATCGCTGCACGGGAGGTTCACCTTTCCAAAAAGCAGAGTAATCTGCCTGATGGATCGGATAGCCTCGATACTAGGTTCATCGAGTATCACACCGCTTGACATGTCAAACACGAGGCTGGTGAAACCCGAAAGAAATTTCGGGAGACACCCGGATTTTGCATAACCAACAAAATCCGTTGAGCTGACACGACCTTGGTCAAGAGTTTTTTCGAACTCTTTACCAAAATCGGGAAGGGATATCGTAAGAAACGACATCCCCTCGTGTTCAACACGTGCAAGGATTGTTTTCCAATCCCTGCTGGTGCTAGTGCAACATCTGGTTCCCAATTCATTGAGAACCAAACGCAGAAGTAGCATATGGCTTTTCATCCTACCTCCTTAAAGAAAGGGGGCACTGGATCCATTGCCATAGCCGCGATCCGACTGATGTCGGTTTAGGACTTAAAGGAATTTCCTTTAAACCCTAGTTCTCGCCACCCAGAAGCTGGGTAACGCGAGCACCTGAAGACGCAGTGAGGTAGGCGGTAAGACCGTCCACCACCTGCTTCTGTTCGGCCAACGTGTACCCGATGATCGGAACGTCCACCACAAGATGGCAAGCCATCGTGTAGGGCGAAAGGATCGTCGGGTTCAGAAGGTCGGTAACAGTCTTCTTGTGATCAAGGCGAATCAGCCTACGCGCACGCTTGTTAACCGTGTGCGAGACGCTGAGCGTGACTTCACCGTCGTCCTTAGAAAAGGCTCCGGTGTTGACGCCGCTGCTAACTCTCGGAAGAGACTTAGCAATCGCGTTGATAGTAACCGACTGCGGATCGGCAAAGGCCATGACTATCTACTCCTGTGCTGTTGTAGTGGTATACTTTACCACTACGGAAACCAGCACGTTATAGGAACATGCTAGTCAACCTGCCCTTGTCTTAGTTAACTAAGCAAGGGACTTGGGGCTCCTAGTTAAACCAAGAGCTCCAATGATGGCCCATTGTCGGTTGGAAAAACCATCCAACTCAAGGCCGAATCCAAAGGGTGTTGCCTTCTTCCTCTGACGTCGAGTTGACCTCAACGTTTGAGAGACGGCCACATCTCTGTTTTCGTACTTAGTACGAGCACCAGAGAGGTGGTAAGACTTCTCTACGGTCGTTTGACACATAGAGTAGCCCCAAGGCATCACAAGGCCATCATTCTGGAATGCACTAACATTGTGGATCACATCCCCAATGTTAGACACCCAGTCTGCGGCCCAGGACCAGGGAGTCAAATTCCAAAGGACTTCAGGCGTAAGCCGATGACCAATTCGCTTAGCTGCGAGTTGCTCTTCCCTAACTAACGAGCCCTGAGGGGCAAGATAGTAGGTGAAACATCCTTCGAACCATTTCTTCACCGTTGTTTTGGTGATAATGGTAAGAGTCCCTGTACTGCTCCAGTACTGCGTCCTGAGGGCAGGACTCGGGTATGAACCCGGGATCTGTTCCTCAGTAGTAGTGATCTGGAGCGGGTAGTTGTAGGTTCGGAAAATCCGTTTTCCTGAGTCTTGCTCGTACCTCTTCAACAGTTGATCACTGTTGTCGATGGCATTAGCAAGTCCCAGAACCTCGTTAACGAGAGGGCGCCAACCAAATTCAGAGTTCAGATACTCGCCACCCGCACCGCGGGCACGTTGTATCTTGCTCTTCATGAGATTGGCGCCAAGCATAGCAGGAATTCCTTCCCGCTTAAGCTCTCCGAGGGCAACGGATAGCCCGGCTAACGGATTTGTAGGAAGGACTCTCGCAATCGCAGTGGTTCCTGCAGCGTCTAGATCATGATCTAGAGTTAGCGGGACACTGGGAAAGTGAGCGTCCGCGATGACAGAAAATTTGGCGAAGAAACTACCTTGGTAGTTTTCGACAAATTTGTTATTGTCAGCGCTTCCTGGTGAGGCAGCCCTAAACGTTCCCGAGACGAATTGTTCGTCTAGTTCGCGTGTAAGACTGTGAAACGCTCCCCCTACATCGTGTTTGCCAAGGGCGGCTGGATAGCCACCATTGTCTTCCGAGTAGAGGAGGCGGTCCTCTCCGTTAGCAAACCAAGTACCGGAATCAGCATCTGGGTCGGAACTAGGAGCAGAACCCCTAACTCCGTCCCATTTGACCCAGGGCGCTGCCCTGAATCGCTCATTCCGAGATTTGGATACCAAAACACCCTCCTTTGGATTCTTTTGCGTACGTGACCATATGCACCTAACAGTGCACTTAGGTCACGGGTGCGGGTGTGGGTCGCGCGCTTCAGCGCCATCCATTTTCGGGGCTAGTTGATTCGGCAGGTGAGTTGTTACA